ATTGTTGGCCGTGCACGCCGCGGTGTCGTGGCTTCGCCTGAGAAAGCCGTGCAGGAGATCACCCTGCCGTGATGAGGTGATTGTGCATGGCTCGGTGTGTCGATTGCGTGCACTACCCCTGGGTGCCGGAGGCAGACCCCGGTCTGCTTCCGGCACAACCTTGTCATCCTGGCCTACCTTGGCAGCGTTGGACGATTGAAACCCGCGACATGGAGCGGGATTGTCCGTACTATGCCGCGCGAGACGGCGTGAAGGCGGAAGCGAAGGAGCGACCCAAAGAGCAGCCTAAGGCCGAAGCCAAGCCCCGCAAAAAGGGGTGATGAGGCATGACGCCGACGGCTGAGCTTCGCGACCGCCTCCGTCGTCTCATCGACGAAGTGATCCCGCCCGGCGGGACGGAGGCGGACACGCGCTTTACGGACGCCGAGCTGGACGAAATCCTGGAGGAAGTGCAGTACATCGAGGAAGCCGCAGCCGAGGCGTGGGAGCGCAAGGCGGCTCGTGCCATGAGCGAGCGCGGCGGTCTGGAGGAGTCGCGGGCCGGTGACGAGGTGCACCGGTTCGTATCGCTCAAGGACTACCGGGACCATTGCCTAGCGATGGCTGAGCGTTTCCGTGCGAAGGTGCCAAAGCGCGTCTCCCGCGTGTTCGCTTTCTGTCCGCCTGATGTGCTAGGAACGAGAGGTGAGCAGTCGTGAGCACCCTCCAGGCGCTGCGCGACGCCCACACCCGCGCCATCGCCGAGAACCCGGTGGACATCGCCATCCATCGGGTGGAGGTGGTGGACGACGGCGCGGGCGGGAACTTGAGGCAGGAAATCGACCTTCCTCCGTTCGTGGGACGGGTGGTGCCGTCCCGTATCCAGCCGCGCCTCAATGTGACGGAGGCGGGGCAATTGCGGACCTTCGACTGGCTGCTCCTGGCCCCGCATGACGCCGACGTGCGCGTCGGTGACACGTTCACCGCGCACGGGAAGGTGTTTCGGATCAAGCGAGTCATCGACCGACGACTTGCAGGGGAGGTCTTCGCTGTCCACGCCTACGCCGAGGAGGTGGAGTGATGGCGCAGGGGCTGAGTCAAGTTTTCCGCAACCTCGATGCCTGGGATCGGCGCATGAGGGCCGCCACGTTCGCCCTGGCCCAGAACTGGGCCGGGAAACTGGAGGCGGAGATGAAGCAGAAAGCCCCGTGGAAGGACCGGACGGGTAATGCCCGTGCGGGGCTGTTCGGCACGGCTTCCCTGGAGGGCCAGGAGATCGTCATTCGCCTGGGCCATACGGTGGAGTATGGGAAGTACCTCGAATTGGCCCATGATGGCCGATACGCCATCATAGAACCAACGCGGCGCGCCCATCTGAAAGACATCGAACGCGATTTCCGTGAGCTGTGGGGGCAATGATCCGTGCTAAGGCGCGCGATCATTCAGCACCTGAGAAATGAGGTGTCGACCCTTGGCGGCCGCGTCTACCAGGCGTTCCTGGCTCCAGTGAACACGCCACGCCCCTTTGCCACCGTTAAACTGATGGACGGCGGCAGAAGCGGGCGCATTTCTTATGCCGGCGACTACCTCATCGAGGTGCGGCTGTACGAGGACATAACCGGTTCGTTCTTAACCCTGGACGACCTTGCGAGAAGCGTCATCGCGGCCTTGAATGGCCGCGTTGTCATAGATAGCGTTTCGGGGGAGCAGTACGACGTCTACTTGGTGCCGGGGATGTTTGACTTCGTGGAAGACGATAGGCAGCTAATCGGCCTCCTGGTTCGTTTCCAGGGGGCCGCAATCTTTGAAAGGGGGTAATGCAGCATGGCGAAGTTGCCGCAAGCGAGGAGCGGTTATCTCCGTGGCTGCCGTGGTCTGATCCTGATCCCTCTTAATCCTGACGGCTCCATGCCGGCCAGCCCGACCAAGCACGCCGTGAAGACGTCGCAGAGTGTTGTGGTTGAGCTGGAGACGGTCGAGGGTGAATCCGCAGCGCTGCGCGGCGGAGACCGCACGTTGGTCTGGTACGAGGAGCACAACTTTGTGGTCGGTGCCAACCTCACCTTTACGGATGCGCGTTTTGACGCGCAGGTGGCGCAGATCATCGGTGGCGGCCAACTGATCACCGTCACGGAAGGCACGGATGAGCGAGTCGTGGGATGGGCTGCACCGACGATTGAGGAGCAGGCTCAGCGCATTCCGTTCCAGATGGAGCTGTACGTCGCCAACTACAACAGCTCCGGTGGCATTGACGGTTTCCTCAAATACATATTCCCCTACTGCATCGGTTACGCACCGAGCATTGAACACGAAGACCAGGAATGGGGTACGCCGGAGTTTGAAATTCGCGCCCGCCAGAATCCGGCGACGGGTGCTCCTTACGTGACGGAGGAATTCGTGGACACTTTGCCGCCTGAGCTTCTGTAAGGAGGTAAGACCGCATGAGTGACGTGATCACCCTCAAAGAAATCGAAGAACGTGCGCGAGGGCAGGTCATCGAGATCCCCGACTGGGATGGGCGCGGGACGATCAAGGTCCGCGCGCGCAAGATCGACCTTACCCCGATTGTCCTAAAGGCCGGCTGGGTCCCGAATTCTCTCAAGGTGAAGGCCAAGGAAGTGTTCGACGGCAAGGACCCGAAGGACGAAAACTTCGACATCGACGTTGACATGCAAAAAATCTTGCCGGCCCTGGACGAGGTGGCAAAACAGGCTCTTGTCGATCCGAAGTACGACGACATCGTAAAGATCATGCCTTTGACGTTGAACCAAAAGCTGGCCATCTTCCATTTCGTGACGGAAGAGGTGCGCCAGCTTGAATCCTTTCGTAGAGAACCATGAATCGATGATTGAATTGGTGGCGACGGCCAAAGCCTGGGGGCAGCGGCCGTCGTCCTTTTTTCCCGGTCTTTCGAGTTACGCGGCATACTGCCTCGACGTGGCGGCGGCGGTGTACCTCTCGTACCTGGAGGACGGAAAGAAGCCGCTGGTGGACGCGCGGCTCCTGCTTGGCTAAAAGGGGGTGTGCGGCGTGGCTGTAAATCTTGGAAGCATCTACGCCGAGATACGCCTACGAATGGATCAACTTGCAAGTGACATCGCCCGTGCCAAGGCCGAACTCCGAACCGCTTCCGGTTTCATCGAAAACATGGCCCAGGAAGCANCCATCAAGCTGCAAAACCGGCTGCAGAACGTCTCTGAAACCATTCGCGGAATCGGAACAGCTGTTACAGGTGTCGGCGTTGGTATTGCCGGCGTTCTGGGTTCGGCTGTCAAGACGACGGCGGACTTTGACAAAGAGATGAGCCGCGTGCGCGCCCTATCCGGCGCAACCGAGGCCGAGTTCCAAAAGCTCCGACAGGCAGCCATCCAACTTGGCGCGGATTCGGTGTTCTCAGCGAGTGAAGCCGCGCAAGGCATGAGCGTCCTTGCCGCAGCAGGCTTCAACACGAACCAGATCCTTGCCGCCATGCCCGGGTTGCTGGACGCCGCCGCTGCCAGCGGTGAAGACTTTGCTTCCGTCGCCGACATCATGGTGTCGGCGATGAGCGGTTTCGGCCTCCAGGCCAAGGATATGAGCCACATCGCAGACGTCCTGGCCGCTGCCGCGAACGCCTCGAACATCTCCATCCGCGACTTGGGGTACACCTTCAAGTACATTGCCCCCAACGCTAGGGCCGCTGGCCAAAGTCTGGAAATGATGGCCGCCGCCGCTGCCATCCTCGGGAACAACGGGATCAAGGCCGACCAGGCTGGTACGACGCTCCGCATGGCCCTGATCCGCCTGGCTGATCCGCCAAAGGAAGCCGCTAAGTGGCTCGAAAAGCTGGGCATCCAGGTGACGGACAGCAGCGGGCGTATGCTTCCGCTGTCCAACATCATCGGCCAACTGAACCGGGCATTTAAGAAACTGAGCCAGGAAGAGCAGATTGCTGCCGCGTCGGCCATCTTCGGCGCTGAGGCCATGTCCGGGATGATGGCCCTCATTCAGACGGGGCCGGAGGAACTGGAGCGCTTGACCAAGGCGTTCCAGAATTCCAACGGCGCCGCCCAGCAGATGGCCGAGATAATGACCGACAACCTCAAGGGCGCGTGGGAGGAGTTTATGGGCGCGATGGAGTCCGCCGCCATCGGAATCGGCGAGCAACTCACGCCCGCGCTCCAAGTGCTTGCTGAGCGGGCGGCCCAACTGGTCAACGTTTTCAACAGCCTGCCCGCTCCCGCTAAGCAATTCGTGGCGGTGGCCGGTGTACTGCTGGCGTCCCTGCTCCTCCTGGGCGGCCCGCTCCTGATGC